TACCTCAAAAGTCGATCCATCAGCTCTTTTTTGTCCAAGGCAAATCTGTCTATGTTCTGCAAAAATAGTTGCATCAGATCCAATTGCTATTTCTGACAATCCACCATGTGCACTTCTTACAGAAAAACGTGCCGTATCATCAGCAACCATTAAAATTGTTCCAGATCCACCAACCATTTCTACACCAAGCCCGACAATTTCTGTCAATCCACCTGTTGTTGTAATTGTTAAAGGTGATGCATTTATTTTCAAATCATCAGTAAGATATGAAAGTGTGTTTGTTGCACCAAGTTTTTTAAATTCAATATCATTTAATGCATAAATATCAACCGTTGTTGCTGATACAGCTTTAATGATATAGATACCATCTTTTAAATCTTCTGTGCTTCCTGATTTAGCTTGTACAGATGCAATACCTGTTGAAGCATCAAAAACAGTAGTATTTAGAACATTTGCAAAATCACCAACTGTTCCTGTTGCTGAAGCTGCTGTTGTTGTTACAGTTGCACCAAGAAACAATTCAAACATGAAGTCAGGCATTGATTTAACTGTTGCTGTCCATTCTGTTGAAATTGTTTTTGCTTCTACTGCCCATGCAAATTTTGAAGATCCACCAAATAGTTCTTCAAATTCTGATGCCATTGTAAGTGTTCCACCACCTAAAACTTTAAGTATTCCAAACGGTTTTTGATCCACACGTGAAAATGGGCAAATGCTGTGAATACCGTAATTAATTCTGTTATACATAATAACTCCTATTTAATAACTTTTTCTGTTTTAAGGTTTTGTAAAAACATTTTTGGAACTTCAAGTTTTTCACCTTTTTTGATTTCAATATGTACTTCATGCGTATGAATTACAAAATCTTTTAATGGTGAAATTTCTTTCATTTCCGCTTTTGCTTTTACAGGTTCATTTTGTTCTTTCATCTTTTCTCCTTTCTATTAACTGGCAGTAACAGAGGCTTTCAAGTCAATACCAATTTTTAGAATTATATTTCCACGTCCAAACGGCAATGAATCTGGTTTAAGGCTTTTCAGCAAAGGTTTAGCATAACCCCGAAATACATCAGGGTTTTTTATGATAACCTGCTTCAGTGCACGTCTATATCGCAAAAGTTTATACATTGTATTTGATCTTTCTTTTTCACCTTTATCAAATGTTCCAATTTGAAAAGTCATTGTCACATCTTCAATCATATTGTCGGTACTTACTTCCCGCAAAGGTGTATCTAATAAACCGTAAAGAACAAAAAATCCTTTATAGTTTAAAAGCCTTTCATCAAGCGTTTCAAAAATATATTTATCAGCAGGAATTTCATCAAGCACAAGGGCATCATTTTTTTCTGTATTGATCAAAGCAATTTCATTATTTAATTCTGCTTTAAATAAAGTTTCTGCATCCCTAATCATATATTCTTCATCATAAATCATTTTTCTTTATCCTTTTTGTGCTTCTTGCAAATCTTGAGGCGTTTAATTATTGTTTTAAGCCCTTTAATTGTATTTTTATATGTTACTTCAGTCAAACATCCGCACAGCTTCCTATGCCTCATTAAATCTTTCCTGTGATCAATTGATCAAGATGTGTTCCAATTATATCTATCCATCTTTCACGCCTTCCATGAATTCCAGAATCTTTGGATAAATCACCTTTACCACCTGTTATAAATACAAATTTACGTTGTGGAATAATCCCTTTACCTAATTTATCAGATTGGTGGTATTTCCCGTACGGAACACTTGTACCGATTTGTAATTCTTTTCTTCCCAAGGAAAATATAGAATATTTATGCCCCCTATTTAAAGTAGATTCTGAAAGATCCCTTGTTTCACCAACAAGAATTGGATAAATAAAACCTAACTTTTTTTGTTTTTGGGGCCAGTAATTATCAGATAGATCTTCATAAAGCCCTGCCCCTGTCAAAATGAAGATTTGTTTTTGTGACCTATAAAAATCAGAAGAAATTAATCTAAATGGAATTCTAAAATCATTGGTTTTTTTACCAAGTTCATCAAGCTTTCTTTCAAAGGCTTGATTGTTTTCAATAGTCCATTTAAATTCTGAAGATCTTGCTACCAATTATTTGCACCCTTTTTAAATATTGTTCCACTTGTTCTTGAAAGTGTTATCTTCCCCCTCTGTGTCGAAGTTCCAAGATAATTTTCATTCGGTAATTTCATTGTTGGTTCAGGTTGTATGCCTTTTGCATTTCTTGGTGGAACTAAATCTTTCATCAATTTATCAGCATTACTTTTCCATTGAGGTTTTTTATCTGCTTCTGAATAATTATTTAATATATCATCAACAACTGCTGCAACTTGAAATGTTTCAAGCCTTTTTAATATCTTTAGTGCAGCAGGATCAGTTATTGGCATTGTATATAGTGTGCCAAGCTTTGCATTTATAATTTCTTCAGCATCATCCAAAAAATCTTGTATTTCTGTATCAATAACAGCAGCTTCAGAATTATCGGCAAAATGCCTAAATAAACTTTTTACCTGTGCAGGTGTTGCATAACTCATTCACATTTCCTTTGTTCTAATTTATTTAATCTATGAAATATTTCTTTTATATTTTCTGCATTATCTTCTATATCTTTTTCTTTTGCTTCACTCTTTGCTGCCATGGCAGCAAGCACTACTTTAACATCATTTAGATCACTGAAAATACCTTTTAGAAAAAACGCATTGACTGTCAATGCAGCAGTTCCAAATGATCCAACTATTGTTAATATTAATGCTATTGCTTGATAATTTTCCATTCTTAAACCTCAAGTTTATAATTTGATTCTTAATTCACCTGTTGCAGTTTTATATACATCACCTGCAACTAATCCACCTGTACCTGCTGCACTATCATCTGCATACGTTGCTGCATTTGCAAAATTTATTTGCCCATCATTTCTAACAGAAAATAATTGAGATGATGCAGAATCAACACACTTTAAAACATTAGCCGTTGCATCAGCAGTTGCACCTTTTATATAAAATCTTTCATTTACTGGTGACGTGGCACCATTAAAAAGTGATATACCTACATTATTTGCATAGAGGCCAGTAACTCCCCCTGCTCTTATTCTGACATAAGTATTTGCTGCCAGACTTATCATCTGAGTGGAAATTATTTGATGATCGGCACTTGCACAATTCATTCTAAGGTAGTTGCCGCCTGATCTATTCAGATTTATAATTCTAGCGGCGGTACTTGTTGCATCTCCAATGTCTATGTCGTAGGCAGGGGTATTGTTTAAAAGCCCTATTCTTTTGTTTACTGAATCATAAGTAAAAACAGAATCAGTTGCTAATTTACTTGTAGCATTATCCCAAAATGCAACCGCTGTATCATTTGGCGCATCTTCTCTTGTCGCAACTTTTTGTAATGAACCAATTTCACCTAATTTAAATGAATCATCAGCTTCATCAAAAATCATTTCATAATCTGTTAATGTTCCACGATCAACAAGAAGCCCTGCTTTTCCTGCTGTTACGCCTGCACCGCTTTCACCTGAATTAATTGTGATTTGATTGTCAGTTACTTCTGTGTTTGTTGTTTGGATTGATGTAGTAGTGCCGAGTACCGTAAAATTTCCATTTATAGTTACATCATCAGTAAATGTTTTATGCCCTGAAATGTTTTGTGCTGAAATTGATAAGTGACCATAAAAGCCTGCTTCACCACCATCAAGCCCCGCCAATTCATTATGTGATGTTGGTGCTGAAGATGTGAATGTTGTTAAAAATGCACTTTCTACATCTGCTAAATTAGTGCCACCTTTTACTACGATAACCCTACCAACTAAAGCACCCATACCAACAGCAACAGATGGAATTGATGTTAAAAGCCCCGCTGCTTGTGCTTCTGCTAATGAATTATATTCTGCTTGACCGTACACAACCATTAATCTTGATGGCTCATTGTTTACAATACGTACTTCATCAACTCTGTATTTATTTGTACCAAGTGTTGCCAATGTTCCAGAACCATCATCGTAAGATGTGTTGTCAATTTGAGTTGATGATGGAATTAATGTCCATCCACTAGCACCATCTCTGTGATAATATGTAAACGTTGAACCTGTTGAAGTATTAAATGCACCATGTGGTATTTTTGCCACCATAAAATAAAATGCACCCGCTGTTAAACTTAAATTTCTAATGCCCACTTCACTTAAAACACTTCCACCTTCTGCATGAATAAACCTTGTAAATTCTAAAAATAATCTTCTTTCTTTTCCACCTGCATCTACTGTCATTTCCGTAGCGTCTATTATATCTAAATCATTCAAAGTTCTATGAACCACATACGCCAAACATTTATCAATGCAATTAAATCCTGTAACACTTAATGTAACAGCAAATACTGGTGAGCCGCCATTATAGTTTAAATACACATAGTTAGTTGCATCATCTGTCATTTCAATGTTATTTTGTGCAGCAACTTCTACTGAATAAATTGGGCCATGGGCATCTGCTGAATCCCTCAATACTGCTGAACCTGCTGAAATATTTATTTTCCCATCACCATTATCAGTAATTTCACATTGATCAACAATTCCAGAACTCCACATATGATTTATATATTCTTCTAAATTATCAATGTGTGTTGGATCACCTATTTTATTGGTTTGGGTTACTGTCGAGAAATCCGCTGCTGAATCAGGATCAAATGCCTGTGTTGTACCATCGTCTTTTTTTAATGTTAAAAGTTTTGTAGTTGAATCAACATAAAATTTTGTATAATCCGTTGATGGTGTTGTTGGTTCTGCTTGATTTTTTAAATTAAAGTCACCCATTTTTTTCCCTATGTAGTTACTACTAATTCACCATTTATTGTTAATGTTCCATCTACGATGATTTCACCAATAACAACCATTTGTTGGTATTCTGGAATACATAAATTTAATCCAGTTATTATATAATTAAATGAAAAGTTATTTTCTTTTACAAATTCTAATTTTTGAGTAATTGGATTTAAAACATACCTCATATAACGTCCACTGTTAGTAAATCATCTTTACATGAGTTTGTATAAATTGCTGTTATAGTTTGAATTGTCGCTGCCTCTAATGTGTAAGTAAATACATCAGTTACTTCATCAGGATGTGATTGAGTAATTTTGTCATAATCAACACCTAAAACAAGTTCACCTGTTGCAACTCTTAGGTGTTGATTTCCTTTCTTGTGAATCCATGCTGAAACTTCATCTATTAAACTCACTAAAACCTCAAGGATTAAAATCCCCCTGTTAGGGGGGGATAAATTATTTATTCTGCTTCAAGCATTTCTTCAAGTTGTTCAACTGATTCTTCACCTGATAGCTCAACACCTTTTTCTTTAACTGCTGCTATAAGTGCAACTTTCATTTCAACTTCTTCTTTTAAATAAGTTAATTCTTCAAGTGATTCATCACCTTCAAGTTTAACTTCTTTTTCTACAAGAAATTTTTTCAAATCCTGAATTTTTTTATTTTCAGCATTTGTTTTTGGAATTGCATCCATTTCTTTTTGCGTGATAACTTTTAACCAAGCTTGTGGGCCTGCTGTTTTTAGTTCTGATACTTCACTTTCATTAAGTTCATATTCTTTTGCAGGCCCTAATTTTACTAAATGCCTACCAAGTCTAAAGCCTTTTTTATGCGCTCTTTTTTGTTTTAAGAAAACTTTAGTTAGTTTTTCTTTTTTTACTTTTGCCATGATCTTTGATCCTTTTTATAAAATCCCCCTACTAGGTAGGGGGAAGTAATTGTTAAGCGTTAGTAACTTTGAACATACGTTGCCATAATCCATAACCAAACACTTCACGAGAATCAATTCCATAATAGAATACTTTTCTCATGAATCCATTTTGTGAATTTGCTTCTTGTGAACCAAACTGTGCTTTTTGTCTTACTTGTCTAATGAATGGTTTAACACCATTTGATTTGATGTTAGCAAAATACCAATCGTTAGCATCTGTAAGTCTACAAGAATCAGTTATTTGCTTGATTCTTCCTTTCATTGCATTATCCGAACCTGAAATTTGTGAAGAAGTATTAAGCTCAACAAACTTTTGCTTTAAAGCAGGTGGACATACAATACCAATTACAATTTCTGATTCATCAAAAGGATTTCCAACATCATCAAGGAGGCATTTCATTTCAGCTTCAACACCTGCAAGATCTGTACTAAGAAGTGCAAGTGTAATTCCTGAACCTGTATAAATGTTAGATTGAACACCTGATTCTTCTGAATCTTCATGTGATGCAGAAAAGAATGGTTGTCCATCATAACAAAGCTCTGTTGTCCCTGCAATTAGGGCTTCAAAGAATAATGCTCTTGGATGGATTCTTGCTTCTTCAGCTAAATCGTTGATTCTAACTTGGTAGTTGCCAAGCCTATCATCATCAATATCATTTTTAAGAACATCAAGTGTTGCTTCATAATCTTTGTTCTCAAGTGAATACTTAAAAGAATTTAGCTTTGTAAGTTTTCTATCACCAAGCCATTCTCTCATTTTTGGAGAGTTACCAAGCCAAGCATAACTTTCATCACGCCCTGTTGATTTTGTTTCCATTGTAAACATCATGATATCTTTTGGATCTTCTCCATTACCATAAGCTTTAATAAAAGAAGCTTTTAAACCCCTTCCTATCGTTTCATAGTTGTATTGTTTTCCTACTGGCATAAATTACTCCTTATTAAGCTTTAACTTGGTTGGCGTCTGGTAAAACCAAAACTTTTGTTGCAGAAACTACTTCAATGATTTTTCCCACTAGAACACTATTTGCAGTTTGTGTTAATTCAATAGTGTTATCATCTAATGCCCAACAATCATCCCCAATACTTGCAACTGTTACTGCTGCAACATTTACATAAAAGGCATCTTTAGTTTCAACTAGTGCTTTAACATCACCTGATGCAAGGCCTGTCATATCTACTTCATCACGTGATACACCTGCAAAAACTGATCCTGCAACTTGTGAACATGGTTGTAAAAATCCTGCTGCATCAATCATTGTTAATGCGCCTCTATAAATAACTTTATTAGTTAGCACACCATAAGGTACTAACTTTAAATCCTTGGCTTCTCTACCAATTCCTGCTGTCAATGCTGTCATAAATTCTCCTTAAATTAAAGTTCTACTGCTTGGTATTCTTCATCAGTCAATCCAAGATCTGCTGCAATACTTTTTTGTGAATCATTTAGTTCAACAGTAGTTGCGGGCTTTGTATCTTTTCCTGATGGTTCCATATTTGTTTTTGTACTAAGGGCTATAACCTCAAGCATTGGTTTTCCTTCTTTTGCTGCTTTTAATTGTGCTGCATTGAAGTGACCATTACTAAACAGTTTGTCAAAAGCTGCATGTTTAGAACTTAGTTCAATTGTTTCTTCAAGTTGTTTTACTTTTGCTTCAAGAACTGTGTTTTCAGTTGTCTTTGCATTTAGTTCAACTTGAATTGTACTAATTTGTGTATTCAACTCAACAACTTTATCAGTGTGAGTTGAAAGATCAATAGTTTTACCTTGTGGCATCTCGTCTTCCTTTTGTTGTGGTTTATTATTAAGATCAACAATTGCATCCATCTTCAAGAAAGGATAATTTGTTAATGCGCCACCCTTAAGTGTTGCCCCAAATTCCTTACCTGAAAGTTCTTCTTTATAATTAAAGCTAAATTCAGGACTGAAATATCGATACTCTTTTTCGCTTAATGCAATAGTACCTTTTGAATTCCAATGAATTTGTGCATAAAGCGTTTGTTTATCATGTGAAAGATAAACATCCTTGAACCATCCGAACGCCTCATTTTTCTTATGGTCTTCATTTACACTCAAATCCACACCTGTCACTTTATTATTGAAGTTAACAACCATTGATTCTAAATTTTCTTGTGTTATTTT